AAATTGTTTAGCGAGGCGTCACTGAGGCCGGCGCCATAGGGCGTCATGCCAATGCCGGATTGCGCATTCGCCGCGGCTTGTGCTTGCTGTGTCTGCGCGAGCGTTTGCTGATAAAGTTGCTGCTGCGGATCGAAGCCGGTTTGCAGCACCGAGCCGGCATAGGGCGTCAGGCTTTGTCCGGTGTTGATGAGCCCTTGACCTTGGCCGTACTGACTAAACGCCTGCAACTGACCGAGGCCGCCCGCCGTCTGCGAACCAGCGTAAAAACCGGGCGCACCCGGATTGTTGACCAAGCCCTGCGTGATGCCCGACGCCTGCCCGATGTTCGGCTGATAGAGATTGTAGCTGTTAAGGTTGCCGATACCGCCGAGCGCGCCACTCGACGCTTCGCCAAGACCGGGCATCTGAAATTGCGGCGGAGCTTGCGCGCCGGAGCTACCAAACAAACCGCCGAGGCCGCTGACAAGTGACAAGCCCGCCGACGCCATACCCAACGAAGCAGGCATTACAGCACCTTTGAGTAGATTTTTTCAGAGTTGCGGTAGCCGAGGCGTTGGAAGATCAACTCGACTCGCCCGTCGCGATAACCGGGCTTGATGCTGGCCATGACTTTGCGCACGCCAATTCCGCGCAACATGTCGTCGTTTGCTCTAAACCAGCGCAGAGCGAACACACCGCCGCGATGCGACGGTTCCAGCCAAAACATTTCGAGAAGGGCGTGCGGTTCAGCATAGTGCAAATGGCGCTGCACAAGATTGAAGATGTAGCCGACAAGAGTCGGGCCAAAGCGCGCCGTCGTGATCCGCAGATTTCCGGTAAGCGCCAGCGTGTAATAGCGGTCCCAATCTGGCGAAAGCGGGAAGTCCTTGTCGGACAGGTGTTCATAGTGGTGAAGGAACAGCGGCGGCAGTTCGCGCGCTATCTTTGGAAATGGTTCCTCTTGCGCCGTCAGTGTCGGCCGAACGAGTTCAAGCTTCGCGGGGGCCGAGGGTGCCGGGCGATTTGGCCGTTTCGCCGCGAGTGGTTTCACTGTTTACGCTCCCGCCCTTGCACCGCGTCGAGGCGTCCGTTGCTGGCGGCGACCGGTCGCGCATGCCGCTTTGGTGAATCTTGTGTTCGGGTGCCGAATTGCCTTTGCCGCTGTTACTGCTCATAGCGCCGCCTTTTCGAGTCGCTTGTTGCGCGCCGACGCGGATTTCGTTTTGTTGCCGCGCCGCGGTTCGTCGTACTTGCCGGGCGGAGTGAAGCCGCCGCCGCCGGAGCCGTTAGCGCGTGGCGCTTTGTTTCGACCGCTGACCTTGCGACGCTTCATCGGGCGACTCCTGTTTGGCTGCGGCGTCCTCCGCCGCTTTCTGCGCTTTCGCCTGTTCGGCCTGCGCATCGGCAATCGCCTTGGCGATTACCGGCAGGGCCTTGAGCTTGCGCATTTCAGCTTCAAGCGTTTCGAGACGGTCGAGCATGGCAGCACCCGCGGGCCGGTTTCGTATCCGGCGGGACTATACCCGCTAGATATTGTGCCGGCAATGGCAGGAACCGCTATATATAGCGTTACTCAATCACAGCTTGACGATTTTATTGATGAATTGCAGGGGTGGAATGGTCGGTAGATTGTTGCCGCCGCCATTCAACGTGACGCTGCCGCCAATGCTGACCGACAAACCGGCCCCGGTGCCCACGTAATTCGACCATGGATCGCTGCCGCGACTGGTGCCGCTGACAACGAGGTTTGCGTCACCGTTGGAACAGCCGAGCGTCGTAATAGTGTTGCAGATGGCGACTTGCGGATTGTAGCTGCCGGTCAACCCGGTTGCCGAGATTGTCACAACCGGCAAGTTTGATAGCGTAATGCCCTGCGATTGCAGGCCGCACAGCGCGCCGAGTGTCAAATGGTTCGGACACAGCGTTAGGCGGTTCGCCGTGTCGAGGCCCACCAAGACGTTGCCGCGTCCATCGGGCAGTGCAAACGAACCGGCGCTACAGCTACCGAAGTTGGAACCGATGACGGCGAACAGCGCCGGGAAGCTCGCTTGCGGTTGGCAACTGCCGTCCATGATAAGCCAGCCGGCCGGGGCCGACGTGCCGGCATAGTCGATCATCTGCCCGACAGTATCGCGCTTGCACGACAGGCACTGATACTGCGTGCCGTCGTATTGCAACATGACCTGTTCGCCCGCGACCCACTCGCCTCCAACCAAGTTTGTTAGGCCAATCTGCGTGCGACGAAACACGTTGATTGCGCCGGTCCCTTGCGCGTTGAAAGTAGTAGCTCCGGTGTTGCTGAAACCGGCGGTGAAAGACACGATATTACCCGGCGACAAGATGAAGGCCGGAATCGTCGTCGTCGCTTGCGCATTAGCCGAACCGGTCGAGGTGCCGCCGACATAGACCGGCGTTCCGCCCGCCGACCTCGGAATCGGCGTGGTTAGGCCGTTAAGCGAGGTGATGTCGGAATTTGCGCCGGCCGCCGCGGCGTTGCCGAGGCAGGCGACCAGGGCGTTATAGTTCGCCATAACCTGAGTCGCGTCCGCCGGTTGGCCGTTCTGAATGTTGAACGGCAAGACGCACGACACGCCGGCCAGGGCCGGGGAGGCGAGAAGCGAGAGCAGCAACGCAAGGACGTATTTCATGCCGCGGCCTGTGTGTTCGTGAGTTGGCGGAGGATTTGGTAGCGCGCGTGCAGCGCGCCGACGCGCAAAGAGCCGGCCGACTGCCCGTTGGCCGCAATGGTGCCGCGGGCAAAGACAAGCGGAATCGACCACTTGAGTTGATAGGGCGCGAGAGCCGCGGCGATACCGCCGCCCCACGTCGCACCGCCCCACGTGAAGCTGCCCCACACCGTTGCCGCCGCTGTTGGCGGTGTCACCGACACTTGGTTGATGACCGAGCCGTTTTGGTCGCTGGCGTTGACAATGATTGGCGCGGTTGTCGGCGGCAACGACAAATCGAGTGTCGATTCGGTCACACACACGTTGACCATTTGATCGGTGTCGGGCAGCAACGTCGTCTGCCATGCCCATTGCAGCGTCGCGCCGTTTTCCACGAACAGCGACGTTGCCGACTGGAACACGTCGGATTGCCAAAGCTGGCCGGGAACGGCGGTCGGCTGCATGATGAACGTCTGCCGATAGGTAACAATCAGCGACGCGGTTGACGTGTGCGGCCCGGTGAAGATGCCCCGGCCGAAGTCAAGCCAGTATTCTTGCAACGGATTGTTGGAGAGGTTGCCGTTTTGCGTCGTGATCCGCAGCACCGAGGCGTTGCAGGCTGCACACACCCGCGACGGCACTACGGAGAAAATAAACGGCACACAGACGCCCTTGCCGTCGAGGCCGATAGGGTCGGAGACGTTGGCGTTGAAGTCGATAATGCGCAGCCCGTCTTGCGCCATGAAGGCAAGGCCCTTCGGGGTCGCGCAAATGCTGTTCGGGGCCAGCGTACCGGTCGCGACGTTGAGGGTGTTGATTTGCAACGGCGGCCCGTTGGCGCTGCTCACTTGCGCTTGCGTCGTCAGCGTGGCCGGAGCGCCAAAGATCGGGTCGCCGGTAATCTGATAGATGCAAGTCGTATTTTTGAACACCATGACGCTCTGAATGATGCCGCCAAGCTGGTTCGACAGTGGCAGCGCGCCGAGCGCCGTTAGCGGCACTTGGTCGCCAAACGTCAGGACGTTGGACAAGATGTTAGGGGGGCTTGGTCCGGTCAGTGCCGTGAACGTGGTCGGACTCAGCACGTCCGAAAACAACACGGCAGGAGCGTTCACCGCGTTGTGGATGTAGTAAGCGCGGTTGAAAAACTGCACAACGCCGGTTGGCGCAATCGAGAAGCCGGAGCCGCCGCCGGTTGCGGTCAGAGTGCCGGCATTCCAAACCGGCGCGGTTGGCGTCGAAAGATCGAACCAGCCGACAAAGTTGCCGCCGGTCCCGACAAAGCCTTGGTGGCACACCATGAGCTTTGTGCCGATGATGTCCATTTGCGGCGGGACCCACGCGCCTGTTGCCGCCAGCGTCTGCGGCAACGTGGTCGAGTTTTGCGTGCCGGTGACGGGGATTTGCGCATTGGTAATAAGGTTGAAGGCGAACGGCGAGTCGAAGCCGGCCAAAGCGCCGCTTGGATTCGCGACCATTCCGTAAACGATGCCGCCGAGTTGCTTCATCACTGAGATAGGGCCGCGCGTGGTGGGGCCACCGCCAAAACCGCCAGAGAAGCCACCGGAGAAGCCGGACGAAAACGCGCCGCCGAAAAAATCGAAAATCTTTTGCGCCGCCGGCCGGCACTGCCACAGCCGCGCCGTCGAGGGGTCAGGTATCAAATTTTGCAGCGACAGCATCGAGCCATCGAAGGCGTCCGACGCGTCGAGTGCATCGGACAGGCCCTTACCGCGCCAAGTGACGGGTTTGGAATTGCGTTGCACTATGACGCCCCGTTCGATTGACAGATGTAGTTGAGCGTCAAGCTGGTCAGCGAAGTCCCGCCGATGGTCAGTTGCGTGGTCGAGGTATTGACCGTTGGCGCCGCGACGGCGGTCGGACTTGAGAAGGTACAAACCGGGGCGGTGCCCCATGGCTTGGCGAAGTTCATGACGCAAGAGGACAGCGCGCCGCTACCCGCCGTGATGGTGCCGACATTGTCGTTGCCCGACACCGATGGTGTCGTGCCGCATGAGCTAATCGTCGGCGCGGCCCCGGAAAAGATATTGAGAAAATGGCCGTCGCCGTGAAAGCGAGCCACGCTGAAAAAGTTGGTCGTGGTCGGCAGAGTCGCGACCACATCGCAGTAGGTGCCGTTGGCCGAAGGCGTGAACGCTTCCGCAGTGAAGCAAGCAACGCGCGCTTTGTTGCTGGCGATGGCGCTGCCGGTCCAGCCGCCCCACGACAGGCGGCCGATTTCCTCGTTGGCACCAAGCGCCAGCGGCGATGCGTTGGTGCCATCAAAGCGAACATGACCGGTGACGGCTTGCAGGCCAAAAGAGATTGCCGTCCAGCCGCCGCTGGTCGCATCGGGCAAGGTCAAGACACCGCCGGCAATGCCGGTCCCGCGTTCGGTCGGGGTGGCATTCTCAAACACTTCAAGCCCGGTAACCGGCGCTGCCGTGCCAACGCCAAGCCGGTGATTGGTTGCGTCGTAGAAAAAGTTGGCGTTGTCCTGCGAGTACACCCCGCCTGCGCCCGCGAACGGGACCGAACCTGACGTGAATTGCGTCTTGGTGCCGGTGCCACCGCTTTGCACGGGGATTGCCGTCGTCAGATAGTCGGTCAGTACGTCGGTCGTGGCAAAGCCGACAAGCGTTGCCGGCAAGCTGCCGGGAAACACCGCGTTGATGCCGGCGCCAGCCGTCTGCACATTGCTTGAGCCGGACATCGCGGCGCGAAAGCCAGTCGTACCGGCAACGCCAAGACCGGTAAACGATCCGCTGGTGGCGCCGGTCACCGTGGCGTTGCCGGAAAGATTCACAGTTGCGGTGTAACCCACAGCCGATGGGATGCAGATGGTTTGCGGCAGTGTCGGCGGCGTGCCGGTCGAAAGCGCGAATGTCGAATTGTCCTGCGCCTTGAGAAAGTTGCCAGCGCCGCCCAACAGCGTCGCGCCGCAGGTCGCGGCAACGTTCATGCTGCCGTTTTGCATCAAAAAGACTTGCGCTGCCGACGCGTTGAACGCGCCGAACGACACACCGGAAAGGTCCATGACGCTTTGCTGATCGACACCGAGCCCGATTAGTGCCGAGCCTTGGTCAATGATTTCGACGCTGGTCAGGACCAAGCTGCATTTGTCTCGCGCGACCACTGCGGCGCCGCCGTTGACCGCCGTAATCTGCGCCGCTGTTGGCGCGTTGTTGTCACCGTTAATAAACAGCCCGTTGCGGCCGATGTTTGCGCCGGTCGAGGAACATTGCGCCCCGCCGGGGTCGGTGCCGTGTGCGAGGTTGATGGTCGGTGTATGACCGCCATAGTCGAATGTGTTGGAGATAACCGCCATCGCGATTTGCAACGAGGCAAACGGCGTCGCCGGGTTTTCCGCCTGGATCGCCGTCACCGAGTTGTTGCCGGCGCCACAGGTCAGCGCGCCCGTAATGCCACACGTTGCCGAACCGGCCGTGTTCGGATTGACGTAAAAAGTGGTGTCGGCCAGCATCAGAATGCGCGACGCGCCGCCGAACATGGTCGAGTTCATGTTCAGCAACACTTGCCGCACGTCGAACGGCGTAATGGCGCCGACGTTGTTGTCCGGCAGCAAGCACGTCGGTTGCGTGCACCCGGTCGTGCCAATCAGCGTATTGAGTTGGCTTTGCGTCATGACGCTGCCGGTTTGCGCCAGCGCGACGGCCGGCAACAGCGATAGCAACAGTGCGGCGAGAAGCTTTCTCACATTACCACCCGATACTTTTGGTATTGCGCAGCCGGTCAAACGAGGTGCCGAACCGGCGGCGGTCGAGCGTCACTTGTTGCGCCCGCGTTCCCTTGTCGTCTTTCATTTGCAGATACTTCCGCAGGATCACCGCGGACCCTTGCGGGTGTTGGTCCTCATCGCCCGACAACATCGCGTCGGCGCGCTCATCGTCCGACAACTGCATGAGCCGGCCGGCAACCTCCGTGACCAAATAGGTTTGGTTCGGAAACCACGGAATCGCCGTGGACGTTTCCGGCGTGGCGATGTCGGGCATTTGCGAGAAGTAATAGAGAAACGCTTGGTAGGCGCCGGACGGCACTTGCCAAAACAACATGACGGGCACCGCGGCACCGCCCGAACCGGTTGGCGAGTTCGCCATGCCCGACAAGCTCATGTCGGTTGTGTAGAAAACCGGGAAGTTCGACAAGCCGGCCTGTTCGACCAGCATGTTAAATTCCTCGACTTGCTCGCAAGGGATCATCGGGTATGGCACCCCGGAAATGACGTAGTAGTTGCCGTTGCGAATGCCGCGCAGATAATCGGCCGGCAGATTCATGTAGGCTTGCCCGGCGGAATTGATTTGCGATGTCGGCAGCGTGAAGTTGAACTGCTTGCGGGCGAGCGCGAAGTCATAAGTCTGACAGAGGTCGGAAAGCGTTTTATTGAGGATTTGCCCGGCCTGTGATGTGAAGCCGGGGACCCGCGCTATCTGACACGCTTGCGTAACGATTTGCGCGCTGGTCAACGGCATCACGCATCCCCGTTGATCTTTCGTTCAAGCTCCGCAATCGTCGCCTGAAATTGCGGGATGACTTCTTCAATCAACCGCTTGGCGTTTTTGTCGTGGTTGTCGAATGACGCGGCCTGCGAACCGGTCGGTTTAAACTCGCCCTTGCGGCCGGACGTGGCCCAATGCTCGCGCGCCGACATTTCGACCGCGGCCCGGCGCTCGCGTTCGTCGGCCAACTGCTTTTCGGCGTTGCGCAACTGAATGCGGGCGCTTTCGAGGATTTGAATCTCGTTCTGCCGGTCGAGGCGTTCCCGCACCTTGTCGATATAGCGGTCCATGTCGGCCGGCAGCATGTCGGCCGGCACGCCGAACGTGACTTCCATAGTGTTGTTCGGTCCAACTTGGCCGCCGAGGCGGAACACAAACGCCGGAGCCACGCCGTTCTTTTCTTCGGCCATTACCGCATATTCCCGGTCGTGGTGACGTTGCCGTGCGGGCCGGTGACAACGCCGGTTTTCATCGACATGTGACGTTGCAGCGGGGCAATCGAGACTCGATGCTTGCCCTCGCGCCATTCGCGTTCATGCCGCCACGTCGCCTGCTGGATTTCGGCCATGCAGCGCGCAACCGAGTACGGCACCTCGTAAGTCACGCCGTGAAAGTACAGCGTGTTGTTAATGGCGATGTACGGCGCATATTCAGCAAGATCGACGGTGAAGTCCTCCAACGCCTCTTGCGGCTCAAACTCGCGCTGTTCCTCGCGGATTGCGGCCTTTAGGTAAGCTTCGGTCGCGTCCTTCTTGCGCGCCTCCAAGACTTCCTTGCGGGCGCGTTCACGAATCTCCGCCTTATCGGCGTCGGTCAGCGTATCGCTGGCGACAATCCGCTTTTCGATTTCATCGAGGATTTCGTTTTTGCGGCGGGGCATAGAACCTCACGAATGCGTATAGGGGCCGTTGGCGGCAGCGTCGCCGGACAACAGGATCGGCCAGCCGGTCGTCGCGTCGAAGCAAACAAAGTCGCCCGGCCGGCAAATGAGTTGGCCGCGGTTCGGCACCGTCAACACGCCTTGTTTGATGTACGCCTGATTAAACCGCGGCCGATTGGTGCCGGTCTTGGTTTGGTCAACGAGGCCGCTCGCCAGGACCGGCGCAATGCCGCCCTGCCAGCCCGGCGGGTCGCCTTTGATCGCCGTGACAAGCGAGGCGAGGTCCGCCGGGATAAGGTCGTTGAAGCCGACGACAAACGCGGTCAGCGAGGTCGTCGCGTTGGTGCCGAGCGTCCGGGTCGCCATTAGCCGCCTCCGCTTGCAAACCCCTGCACCCGCGCCAGCGCCGCGTTGAGTTGCGTCGAGGCATCCGTGGTCAACGTCGCGAGCAAGTTGGTCACGTCGCCGGACAGGAAGGTATTGGACACCGGAGTTGAAGGACCGCCGGAGCCAAAGATTGTGAGGGTTTGTGCGTTGCCGCCGGTATCAGCGAGTGGCGGCAAGTTGTTCTGGCCGAGTCCCTCGCCAGGAGGCACAAAATCGACCGAGATTTTCCAACGGAGTCGATAAGCCACAGTGTGATCCTCCTATTAGCCGAAGGTGGCGCTAAACGCCGAGGTGGACTCGATCCGCATGGCGAATTGCACGTTCTGAATCAGGGTTCCGTAGAAGGCTTTCCAGCCCACGACGCGCAACTGATTCAGCGGATCGGATTTGTCGGCGTCTTTCAGATACGTGAACTTCACGTCATCGAGCATGACTTGGCCGTAGGCGCCGCGGCCAAACACGTATGCCGGATAGACGGTCACGCCGGTCGCAGGCGCGGCCGGCGGAATCTGGAACGCGCCAAGGCCGGTGATGGTGATGGCGGTGTTCGGCGGAAGCTGCACGGCTTGGCCCTGCATCGGGCCGGATGTCGGGCCGGCGGCGGACAGGCCAAGATTGACCGGCGCTTGGCCGTTGCCGACATAGACGTTGTAAGTGAAGCCGGCAGTGTTCGGCGTGGTCAACGTGATCGAGCCGTTAGGACCGGTCACGGAGAGGCCGGTTTGCAACTGATAGACGTTCGACTCGTACTGATTTTGTGTGTCCGAACCCGTCACCATGACCTGATAGGTGCCGGTCGGCAGCGAGCCGGTCGTGGCCGCGGATGCGGTGACGGCGGCAATGCCGGTCCACGTCTGCACCATATTCGACCACGTGAACCGAATGCCGGACCACTCGCCAAGCTCAAAGTTGTAGAGCCGGTTGATGTCGGACTGCGACCACGCGTATTGGATCGCTTGGTTTTCGCGAAGGTCCGCGGTCGGGAACGGGTGCAGGATCGACACGTAATGCGGCATTGAGCGCGGGTTACTTGACGCGCGCTGCCCGCCCGCATCGGCGTCAAGCTTGGTGTCGGTCAGTTCGTCGCCCATGAAGCGTGGGGCGCCGATATTTTGCAGCATCGCATAGGCGCGATTGAGTTCGTGGGTATTGAGCACGTCGCCGGCAACCAGCGCCGCGCGGCTACCGCGCGAGTTCACATAGTTGACCTGAGTGAAGCCCATCAGGTTGTTGAAGGTGTTGCGTTCCAGCGTTTCCGCGACTTGCAACCCCATCAACTCAATCGCTTTCTTGAACAGCGGGTGTTTGATGGTCAGTTCGGCCACGTCGGTAATTGTGATCTTGTCACCCCACTGCAACGCGGTTGCCGTGACCTGCTGGATGGTCATCAACTCGCCAACCGGCGGCACACCCTCGGAGAGCGGCGCATAGGGCAGCGGCACACGGTTGTAGCGGGTTGCGGTGTAGGTGACGCCGCGGCCTTTCGGCAGAGTCAGCGGGTCGCCAAACTGATAGGCGACAAGCTGCTTGCGGGTCAGCGGTAGGGTTTTGTCCGCGATATAGGATTCAATATCAGCGGAAAAGCTGGTCGAGACGTTCGTGGGCATGGCGTCGCTCCGTCAAATCTGGACGTTTTCTAGGCGACGCTCCAAGCTCCCTTGCTGCCGGCGGTCCGCTGCGGTGTCTGAGCCAGAGTTTGACGGGCGGACACGTTGACCGCGGACTCGTTCCGCGGCTTGTCGCACTTCCCGCCGGCCTTCCTTGGTCCCTCGGCGCTCCAACGCGGCTTCGCCAATGAGGAACTTTAGGACAACCTCGCGTTCAACGTTTTGACCACGCGAACGCAACTCGGCCAACTTACCTTCGACCTTCGGACCCCACTTTGCGTAAAGGGGATCAACGGCAGCCTTAGCTTGAAACGCCGTCCGGTCCGCCGTTTCGAGATTTTGCAATTGCAGCATTTGAATCTGTTGGGCCATCCGGCCTTCGGATTCGCGCGCCGTCTCTTGCATCACCTCTAGCGGCGTCATCATGGCGTGACGCGCTGCACGTTGCTCCGGGCTTTCGCCCTGCGGCCGGCTCAGTCGCGCGGTGATTTCGTCCAGGCGGCGGCGAGTCTCGGCAAGCTCTTGCGCCTGCCGCTGGTTCTCGTTCCGCAACGTCTGAAAACGATTTTCGCCGCGCGTTGGCGCTGCCCTTGCGGGCGGCTCCGGCTCCCGTTCCTGACCGGGTTGGCGCTCCGGCTGTGCTTCCTGTTCTTGAGACTGATCCTGCGACTCTTCACCTTGTTCGTTGGTGTCGAGTCCTTCGTCCTCAAGGTCAGGCTCCGCCGGGGCATCCACCTCTAAGTCAAGTTCGTCGTCCGGGTCGGCCATACGTGCCCCATGTGACGGGTAACGCCCGTCAGTCGAAGGCGGCGGGTAACGCCCGCCACTCGCGAGTTAAGCAACGCTTGTACGACCCTACTAGATATTGTGTCAATGGGGGATTTGAACACTATGGATAGTAGGGTGCGGGATCACGGCGGCCGGAGCGCCGGTTAAGCGTTGCTTTGGCGGATGGATCGGCCGCAACGCGGCGTTGGCGGTCGCGGCGATCTTGCGCATGGCTTCCTCGGCTTCATCGGCCCGGCGCAACGCGGTATCACGTTGCCGAACGGCTTGTTCCAGCGACTTGCGCAATGCCGCGGTTTCTTCGGTCAGCAAGCCGGCAGTGACGCGCAACGACTCCGCCTCGGCGCGGAGTTCGGCATTCTCGGCAAAGACATCATCGACCTTGATTTGCAGCGCGCCGGCCAGCGCGACGGCCTCTTGGCGTTCATCCTCTGACATCGCAGGACTCCTATGCGGCAGGAGGCGGTGACGGATGCTCCGGCGCCGGAGCCGCGGCCGGCGGCGCGCTCAATGCAATCTGTTTAAGGGTTTCGTCCTTGTTGGCCGCCGAGCGCGACGAACCGAAATAGTACGTGACGATCATGGCGGTGAAACCGCCGAGCGAACCAATCAAGGTATTGAGAACGGCAAGTTCGGAATTGTCGCCGGCCGGCGGATGAAACAGCCAAACGAACACCACAGCGAGGAAGCCGACAACAACGATGAACGCCAGAAGCTTTTGCGTATCCTGCCAGGAGGTCGTGTCACTCATGCCGGCGTTCCCAACATGGTCAGCACGCGGCCATGTACGGTTTTCGGTTGCAGATTTTGCGGCGCCTTGTCACCGAGTACGTCGGCCTTGGCAATCAACAGGGTGTCATTGAGTTTCTTCACGTCGGCGGAGCGCACCTTATCCATGGTGATGATGCCGAAATGCCCGTCGCTATCGAGTGCCAGCGCGTCTTGTAAGCACTTGGTCGCCAGATACGGGCCAACCTTGGCTTTCAGATCGAAAACCAAATAATCGGTGCCGGTCAGCAATGCCGGACATTCCGGCACCCAATATTGTTGCCGGTATATGGCAACGAGTTCGGTGCGCGGCATTTTGGCAACGTCGGCTTGCGGCAGGCCGAGCAGGTGGCGCCATGCGTCATATTCGGCTTGGCAGATTCCCCACGACGGCGCCGCGTAGCCGTCCTGCATGAGAAATTCGAGGCACGTTTGATAGTTGACATCCATTAGGCGGCACCTCGCACGCGCGGCGGTCCGAGCGTCATTTGATCGCGCGGGACCGCGCCAGCCGGCTGTTGGCCGCCACGCGGCGCTTGTGTCGCCGCGCCCTGGCGCGGTCCCGGTCCCCCGGCACCTTGCGGCGGAGCGCCTTGCTGCAACGCGCCCTGTTGCGCGGCGATTTGCGCTTGCTGCTTTTGCTGCATCTGCATTTGGTGGCGCATCATGTGTTCGCGCAGGAAGCCGGTGAAGTCGCCGTTTTCCTGAAACTCTTGCATGTGCGCCTGCATGTGTTGCGCATCGTTATCGAGCGGGTGCGGCGCCATCGGCATGCCGGCGGAAAGAATCTTGTTCTCAAACTCCGGCTCTAGCGTTAGCTGCTTGCGGATGTCCTCAAACACGCGCGGCGCCAGCCGCGGACCAAAGACGTTTTCGACAAAGTTGGAAATAACCGGCGCAAGCTGAATGCGGTAGCCGGGGAACATGTTCGGCGGGATGCCTTTAAGCATATTCAAGCCGGCCATCTGCATTTGCATTTGCTGTTGGTTGCGAGCCTGTTCGACGCCGAACCAGCGAAACTCAAAGCGGCGGTCCATTTGGATTGGCTGAATCCGCTCCATGGCTATCTGAATACCAAGTTCGCCAAACGACGGGATCAACACGTCATCGTCGCGGAATTGATGGTCGAGCCAAACGAACCATTGCAGCATCGGCGTCAGGATTTCGCCCTCTAGCGAAGTCACCGCGTCGGCCGTGGTCAGAATATCGACTTGTTGCTCGTTGGCGATTTGCGCCTGATTTGGTTTCTTGCCCGGAGCCGTCGCCTGTTGCGGCATCATCGCCGGGTTGACGCCCATCGTCTGAAATATTTGATCCTTGCAAGCGCCGACGATGCTAAACGCCTCTTTCCACAACTGCGGGAATTGCGCGAACTGCGTATCCTTTGGCGAGGTTTCCCACACCGCCGCGACGTTCAGCACCATTGAGCCAACGCGCGGGTTTTTCTCCGGATCGGTCATGATGATCGGCAACAGCGCGTAGGCCGCCGAGTCCATGCCCTCGTTGACCGCATCGTTGGCGGCGTACTGCATAGTTTCGACAAACTTGACTTTCGACAGGCCCTTGAACGAACCCTCGACCTTTTCGACCGGCGACGACAGCAACGGGATTTTGTCGCACCAATACGGGTTGAGCTTGCAGCCGAGCAATGGCGGGTCGCCGCCGAAGTAGGCGCGACAAATCCGGCGCTCATCCTCGACTTTCAGCTTAGCCCATGTCTCATAGGCAAACGCCGTCGTCTTGCCGCCCGCGGTCTTAATGCCGGCGGCATCGACAACGTTTTTGGTCTTATTCGGCGTTTCGTGTTTCTGCTTATGCGACATGCCGGCCAGCAGAGCTTGTCCGGCTTCCTTGTCGATTTCGCCCTCACGAATGAGTTGGCGGATTTTCGCCTTTGACCAACGCCGGATGATGGTGACGCTGCCGCCTTGGTCGATAGCTTCCTCAATCGAGTTGGCGGTAGGCGGCAACACCAAAATGTCGGCGTCGGCAATGACCTCGACAATCGGGTATTGGTGTACGATTATTTGTTCTACGATGTCATCGTAGTCGTCGCCGTCGATTTCGATGTCATCGACCTTGTGCGCTTTCTTGACCCGCATGGCTACGTGGCGCTCATTGCGGACCCAACGAATATAAAGATTGTATTGGCCTTCAACGTCGCCGTTGCGGACCAGCGACGGAATCGCGTTGGTACGCAGCTTCGCCTTGCGAATGTAAAATTCGAGCAGCGACATCAAGCCAGTCGGCTTGTCCTCGCTGGCCGTCACGTCGATATGCTTGCCGGACTGTGGAAAGATTTGATTCACAAAGCGCGTCTTGCGCGCGTTAATCGCATCGTGAACGATGGGCAAAAAGATTTTGCTGTTGCCGCTGTAGAACTGTTTTGGACCGAGCAAACAATTGTAAACGTCCCAATAGTCCATTTGCGCGTTGCCACGGTCCCATTGGTCGGAAAATCCCTTTTCGATGTCGCGGTAGAGCTTGAGGCACTGTTTCTCAATGTCCTCGTCGCCGCTTAGTTCGCGGTCCCTATCCTCCGTCTGCGGCGCCGGCTTCAAGCCGCCGTCGTCCAAATCGTCGTCGTCATCGGCCATAAGGCCGGAAGTTAGCACAAAAAGACACAATATCTAGGGGATACACGGCAGCAATATACTAGGTCTAGTGGGTCGTGGCTCCGGCGGCGGCCTAATATAAATGTCTCGCCAATGTCGGCTAACCGACGCGCGATTTACACAATAATGTCGCGGACTTCTTGCGCGACAGCCGCGAGTCCGCTTAGGTGCACAGAGTGCGAAAACACCAAGCGACTGACTGACCCGGCGCGGATCGCACTGATTACCCCCTGCGACCGGGCGCCATGTCGGCGTTGGTGCGCTGGCACCGTTCCGCAAAGCATACCGTGCCAGTAAGGGCCGGCGCCGGGCTTACGCCGTTCACAGCCCGGCGCCGGCCGCATATTTAACCAGGGAGTTGAACCGTGCCAAAGAAATCGGACCCCATCGACGCGCATGTGGGCGAGCTTGTTAGAAAACAACGGAACATTGCCGGCATAAGCCAAACCGAGCTTGGCGCCGCGCTTGGTGTCACTTTTCAGCAAGTACAAAAATACGAAAAGGGCATGAACCGCATTAGCGCCTCGAAATTGCAGCGTATCGCCACCTTCCTCAAAGTCCCGGTTATCACTTTCTT